GCCTTCCTGCAGCTGTGGTGCATCCGCGGCTCGCAAGGGCTGCAGGCCGCGTGGCTCAAGCCTGCAGAACTGCCGCCGGGCCAACGCTTGCCAGCTGCCAACAACCACAAGCACGCTGCTGCCGCAGCTACGATTTTTGATGGAGTTTGGGATGCATGACGTGGCAACGTTGACGGCTGACGCCATCCAGCAAGCGCAGGCCAGGGCTGCAGATCCGAGCGTGGACGCAGCGGCAGAGGGCATGCAGGTCAGCACCGTGGTGCGCAAGCTGTTCGTGCTGCTGCAGGGCAGCTACGGCAGCCTGTTCGTCAGCAAGTTCGCCACGGGGCTGAAGGACGGCCATGGCCGCGACAAGGGCGTGCGTGCGGCCATGTCCGTCTGGCAGGCACGGCTGGGCCACTTCCCTGCCGACGTGCTGGAGGCGGCTGCCTACCGCGTGATGGCTGAGAACCCAGCGTTCCCGCCCAACCTGCCGCAGATCGAGGCGGCATGCCAGGCCGCCATGCCGCGCCAGACCTACGCCCAGCAGCAAGGCCTGACCGCGCTGCCACCACCAGCACCCGCCAAGCCCGTGCAGGTCAGCCTGCAAGAGCGCAACGACGGCAAAGACTGGGCACGTC